CTTCGCTTGATCGAACGCTTCAAGCAAAAGGAGGAGGAGTCGCGTCTTTTACTGAAAGATTGATACAAGAGAAGCGGAGTCGACGATGAATCAAAGAACTCAAGCTCAGACTCCAGCTCCAAAGAAAGATCAAATCAAAGGATCGAAAGTCAATCCGAAAAGTTCGGCAAGTGGATCAAGAGGAGGAATCAAGATCGGCGAATCTTCTCTTAAAGCTCTTGAGTCAATGAGGGATAAACACAATAAGCGATACAAAGCCGGATCAAAGAAAGTCGATCTCGGTACGCTTAAAGCCGTTTTCAGAAGAGGAGCCGGAGCGTTCTCCGTTTCTCATCGTCCCGGAATGAATCGTAACCAGTGGGCGCTTGCAAGAGTGAGAACCTTTTTAAAGCTCGTTGGAACCGGTGAACGAAAAGAAAGCTATACGACTGATCTTGATTTACTTCCGAAGGGACATCCACAAAGAAGCGAACTGACTGAGCTCGCTCCGAAGAAGTACGATCATATTGATTTCACTCCTCCGAAGGACGTTCAAGAAGCCGCTCGTCGAGCTTTGGAAGTTCGAGCCACAAAGCCGGAATCTCAAAAAGGATTAACGTCCGTAGGAATCGCAAGAGCTCGCGATCTTGCAAACGGTCGCAAAGTATCTCCGGAGACAGCTCGAAGAATGTATTCGTACTTTACAAGACACGAAGTCGATAAGCAGTCGCCAAAATGGGACGACTGGAGTAAAGGCCGGATAGCTTGGGGAGCTTGGGGAGGAGATCCCGGCTTCCGGTGGAGTAGCAAACTTGTAAATCAAATGAAGCGAGCTGATGAAAGAATGAATACTTTACGAGCATATTCAGAGACTGATTTAAAACTATATGAAGAGACGAACGACAGAGAAGACGGATTGATCGTCGGACGTCCGTTCAAGACCTTAGCACTCGGACAAGTCACTTCAAGAATGAACGGTTCAAATATCGGACAAGAGATCGATCAAAGTCTTCTTGAAGAACTAGTTCGCGTTTATAATGAGCGAGCCGAATTCGATCCGGTCGTCATAGACTGGCAACACTCGACGAGTCCGTTTCAAAGCGGATCGCCGGCACCTCCAGAAAGCGGAAACGCTCTCGGACTAATCGTCGGACTAGAGATCAGAGACGGCGGCCTGTATGCTATCCCGGCTTATAATGAACGCGGTCTCGAAGTTGTCGAGAAAGCCGGCGGCATACTCTGGAGCTCGCCGGAGTTCATCACCGGAGAAGTATTCTCAAGGGACGGCGGCGAAAAGATCGGCGACGCTCAACTCTTAGCGGTGACATTGACTCCGCGTCCGGCTCAATCAAATAACAAAATCGATCGTGTATTACTAAACGAAGGAGCAAACATGAACATCGATGAGATGAATCACGAAGAGCTTAAAAAGGCTTATATCGCCAAAGACGAGCTTGTTAAAAGTCTTGAAGCTCAAATCGCAGAAATGAAAGACGAAGCTGAAGCGTCAATGATGACTCAAACTAAAGACGAGTCTGAGAAGATGACCGAAGACAGCGACAAAGACAAAGCTGAAAAAATGGGAGAGTACAAGAAAGACGACGAGAAGAAAGAGAATCTCATGAGTGAGAAGCTCAACGATTCGACTCTCCTTTCTGAAGTTCAAGCTCTTCGCGAGAACAATCAAAGATTAAGCGAGCGTCTTGAAGCAATCGAGCAAGAGAAGCGAGAGATTGAAAAGCGAGAAGCTGTCAATGTACTTCTTCGCGACGGTCGAATCAATCCGAGTGAAATGAACGTCGTCGGAAAGGCTTACGAGCTTCGCGAACTACAGCCGGAATTCTGGAAGATGTTCTCTGAGCGTCCGATGAATTCAAGCGTAAATCTTTCAACCGTCGGACATGGTGCAAGCGGTCAAGAGATCAACAAAATGACCTTGAACGAGCGAGTTCAAGAACTAGCAAAAGAGAAGAGCGTCTCTTATTCTGAAGCTCTTCAATTATTCAGAACTGAAAATCCCGATTACTATCAAAAAGCTTTTGGAGTATAAAAATGAATAGTACTTACAATTCAATTACACTAGTCGCCGCCGAAGCGATCTCAGAATTCAGCGTCGTCGCTCTTGATACAGCCGGTAAAGCGGCTCTTCCAAGCGCCGCGACCGATGACGGCATTATCGGAGTCGCTCAGCGTACAGTTGCCGCCGGCGATCCGGTTGAAGTCCTTGTCTATGGAATTACTCGCGTTAAAGCGAGCGGAACGATCACTTTCGCAACGACTCCGATTCTCCAAGCTGAAGACGACGGCGAAGTCTCCGCTTGTGCAAGCGGAAGTTATCCGATCGCTCGCGTTCTTCCGAACGTTAATCAACTAAGCACAGCCGGAGCCGGAGAACAATTCTTCGCGTTCTTCCTTGGCTCATTCACTCCTTTAGCGTAAAAGAGGTCTAAAAAATGGCAAGTTCATACTCTAATATACACCCAGTCGACGAAATTCTTTCTAGTCTAGTCGTCGAAACTGTTCAAGGCGATGACGTCTTCATCGCTGACAAAGTTCTCGAAACGATTACTATTCCCCAGCGAAGCGGAACTCTACTTCTCGAAGAGAGTCGCAATTTCATGGGAGCCGGAGCCGGTCTTGATCTTTTAAGAGCTCCGGGAGCGAGTCGCGCTGTTCTAGGCGGCTTCGACCGTTCAAGCCAAACTTACAAAGCGGAGACTTTCGGACTTGAAGACTATATCGCGATGGAGGACATCGTTGATTCTCAATATCCGGGAAGTGAAGAACAGAGAGCCGTTCGCAAGGTTGCAAGAGCTTTAAGAATTGCTAAAGAAAAAAGATGTGCTGATCTTCTCTTCGGTACTTCAAACTTTAACAATGATACAGCGGCGAACGAATTCGGCGGCGAGTTTGATGACGCGAACGCGGAGCCCTTATCGGATCTTTACGATCTAAAGAATACCGTCTTTGAAGCCGCTCATGGTGTCAATCCCGATACTCTTGTTCTCGGTCATAAAGTATTCAGAACACTAGCAAAGAATCCCGAAGTCCGCGGATTCGCTGGAACTTCTTCAGCGGGCTTCGCCGCCGGTTCTCGAATTCTTTCAAACGAAGCAACTCTTCAAGTTCTTCGCGACGTACTCGGAATTCAAAATATTTATGTCGGTTCGGCTCTTCGAGATACAGCCGTCCCCGGAGCGACTTCAAGCGAGTCTTTCGTTTGGAATCAAACATCAATCTTCATGGGTATTCTTCGCGGATCGGACGCTATCATTCAAAAGACCGGCGGTGTTAAAGCGATGCCAGTCGCCGCTTTGAATCTTCAGTTCGGTTCATATAAGGCCGGTCAGTTCGACGATCCGAGCGCCTCTATTCGTCGTACTGTGTGGGCGGAAGAAGCGCACACTTTCCACAAAGTTGATTCAACTCTCGGACGAATCATCACAACTTGTGTAAACTAAGAAATGTTGTGTCAGTGCGGACGGTCTCTTCTTCTCGCTGAAGATGACGCGGATTTAAAAGCGATCAATGATCTTAAGAAGCAAGTCAAATCTTCTTCTGGAGAGATCTCCGCACTATTAAAAGCAAGAGTTGAACAATTAAAAGCTGAAGTCTCCGCCGAGAAAAGTTTTCGTCGCGGACTTCAACAATCTCAAAAAGAGATCACTGATATTCTAAGAGTAAGTCTTGAGACTGTATCTCCTCAGAATCTTCTTAGTCTAACAAATGAGCAACTGATCGACATCATGCTTCAAAGTGGACTCGGTCGAAGTATCGATCAGTTTATTGAAGATCAAGACAAAATCAGAGACTCGATCAATCAAATGATAAACATAATCGATCCGGCTTTCGATTTCAGCTCGATTAATAATCAAGTTGACATGATCGCTCTTCAGAATGCGAACTCGCTCTTTGATGAAGTTGTGATTCCGATTTATCAAAAACATATTAAGCAAGCTCTAAGAGACGCGACGTTTATTACTTCAGTCGATGACGCTCTTTCAAACTTGCAAATCAAATTAAAGCAAAGCGAAGGTTCGACGCTGACAGAAGTTCGAACTAAAATCTCTCAATATGGAAGATCAGTGACAGCGACGGCCGGAGCCGCGGCCGGTTTAACTAATTATTTATATACTGGGCCGGTTGACGGAATTACCCGTCCTTTTTGTCGAGAATTAGTAAACAAAGTAGTGACAGATAGTCAATTAAGCCGGCTTAATAATAATCAAGGTCTATCGGTCATTACGTCCGGCGGCGGCTATAATTGCCGGCACTCTTGGAGTCCGGTCTCCGAAGGATTCATTCAAGCGGCTAAACTAGATCGAGCGACTCAGTCAGATATAAACAAAGCGAATTCGAAAGCGAAGAAATAGTCATGAGAAAAGCAATCACAAATCAAGATCATCGCTTCATTTGGTCTCCTCAAGTTCCAACGACCGGAACTCCTTCGCTCGCGATTGATACAGAGTCGGGAATCAGTGAAAACTTTGTTCGCTTTACTGATGACGTATCAGTGACAGCGATCGCAAATGATAGAAGAACGCTGACAGTTTCTTCCGCTCCGGCTTCCTATTATCGACAGTATCAAAACGGATTCCTTCTCACTTCAAGCGATACTTATTACTCAGTGAACGTAAGTCGGTTTGTTGGAACGACGGCTATTCTCGCCGAGCCTTTACCGAGGGAAATTGATCTTTCAACTTCGGCGACTCTTCATCTTAATACAATGTATGTCGACATCGATTCGACAGCGATCGCGACAAGCGGAGTCTATCCGTTTCGAATCTCATACAACGAATTAAACATGAGTAATGTTCGACAAGAACGCGGACTCTTCAAGGTGACTCCGCGTCCTTTTAATACTGGCTTAGATCATGCTCAATTCGTCGCGATGTTTGCGAATCTCGCTGACATGATTCCACGTCGACAAAGCGACTTCTCAACTCAAATAAAAGTCGCTGAGAATGAAATCATTCTCGCTGTCAGAGATCATCTAAACAGTGATGATATAACAGAAGATGAAGTCTTCAATCCGGAGTCGTTTCAACTAGCTCATTCTTATTGTAGCGCCGCAATCGTTTATGAAATGAATCTCAATCTCGACGCGGCTTCAGCGATGAGAGCCCGTTGTCAAGAGTTGATTGACTCGGCTCTTCGATCAATCTCGCTCGATTTGGACGGAGACGGAGTCATCGACGCCGGAGAAGAAGATCTTCGGCGAAAAGGTGGAAACGCTCAAGACTTTCGAGCGAGCTGGAGAAGCTACTCAAAGACGGCGAACGATTCTTTCTTTAACCCAGTTCGCGGAATGAGACACTAGTCTTAAATAGGAACTCAGTTCCGGTTTAGAAAATGTTTAAATAGGAACTTGGAAAATGTTTAAATAGGAACTCAGTTCCGGTTTAGAAAAGGAGGAGAGAATGAGAGTAAAAATAGATCTAAAGCTCCCTTCCAATTTATGGACAGCTAAAGATACGCTAGTCCTTGCTCAAAATACCGTCGCTTCGATTAAATTAAGAACATCGAAAGGGATTGACGCGACCGGAGTTTCTTTCGACAATTACTCAACAAAGCCGATCTATGTCGCTTTTAAAGGAGCGAGATTGAAGCCTAAAGGCGGCCGGCCTTCGAGAACAAACAAATCGATCTACTATGCTCGCGGCTATCGTCAATACAAGCAAGAGAGCCGGCGAAGGACTCCGGGAGGAGAAGGACAGTCCGCGGAAGTTGATCTTGTTTTAAGCGGTCAACTCATGAACAATCTAGTTGTACTTGAAGCGACAAGAGATCGATTTAAAATCGGATTAACAAAACATGTTAAATCATACGGTTATCATGTTAATGATAAAAGAGAATATATCGGACTAACCGACGACGAAGTCGACGTTCTTGTCGACGCGATCGCTCTTGATCTTTCGGAGAAACTAAAATGAGTCAAGGAATCTTCGCGGCTTTAGAACATCTTGAAGAAAGAATCATGAGTATCAATCCGAAGACCGATACTCATTCCGGTTTCGTTGCAATTCAACGCGACGACGGATTGAGCGTCGAGCTTGACGAGCGTTCAAATAATAATCGTTATTTTGAATTTCAGATTGATACGTTCCCGGAAGATGACGGACAAGCTGGACTCTCTGGAAGAAAGCGAGCGACGATTGATCTTCGAGTCAGATATGAGATCCCGACTTCATACGGCTTTCTTTCTCGAATGATCGCCGAAGACGCTTCAAACTTGCTCGATTCTCTAAAGAGTCCAGACTATGATTATATTGATACCGGAATCATCAACGCTATTCCGGAGCGTCCTACTTTTGAAGCGATTACGAACGCAACTGGCGAGCGAGTCGCGTTCATTCTGACCATTCCTTTTACTTTGCTATTCTTGGAGAATTAAAAATGGCAGTAACTCATAGAAGTTTAAGCGTCGCCGTCGAGACTCTTTTCGGCTCTCCGGCTCCTACTACCGGAATCCCTTCAACAAGCGGCTTGACTTACGTTTCAATTCCTTGCGAACGTGATCCGATTCTTATCCCCGGAGAGCCGGTCGTTAGTGAAAGAAACGACACCAAGGACGGAAACTATTTCAACGCTCCGGAGCCGGATACAGTTTGGAGCGGAGGGAATCGACTGAGAAGACGAACCGGTCAAGTTGTTTGTAGAGTTGACTTGACGACGATCGGAACTTCAGCGAATAACTATACTTCAAATTATCTCGGCTATCTTCTTGGAGCTGGCTTCAAGACTCAAGTTCCTTCGAGCGGATTAAGAAGCGATACAGCTTCCGCAGTATCAGACGTGAATACATACAGTCCGACCGGCTCGATCTTAGAAAGCGATGTCGGATTGATCGTCGGAACTGAGCTAAACGGTCGAGCTGAATACTCAGCGATAACAGACAACGACGTCGTCGGAGAAGTGACAGTCTCGCCGGCCTTCTCTTCAGCGTTCACCGGAACTCCGACGATCCGCGGTCTTCAGACTTGGTACATTCCGAGCCGTTCGGCGACCGGAACTTTTGAACACTCATTATCATTCAAGATTGACGGAGTGAACTTTCAATCGCTCGCGTTCGGTTGCGTACTTGAATCGATGTCAATTACTGTCGACAACGGTCGTCTAATGGCTGATTTAACTTATCAATGTGCTTATATCACTGATAATCACCCCCTCGTCGCTTCAACTCCGATCGAACCGGTCTACAACTCCGGAGCTCCGGCCTTATTCCGCGGAGCTTATGCCGTTGTGTCAAATGGATCTCCGGCGAGCGAGTCAAACGGTACAGTCGGAGAGACTCAAGGTCGAATCGCTCTTGATTGCGAAGACTTTACGCTGACTGTTACGAATACACTCGTTCCGCTCGGCTGGAGTAATGATGTGATCGGAATGTCAGATATGGAAGTTTCGGAAGTTAACGTCGAGCTTAATTTGACGCTTTCGACTGTTAACACGACTGTAAATGATGACTTCTTCAATAGAACAGTTCGTCAAGTTATCGTCGGAACGGCTCCCTTCGGAGACGGAAAAGGAGCGGCGATCATGCTTCCGGCGGCGATCTTGACAAATGATCCGAGCGTTTATGATGTGTCCGGAAATGACATCGTTCGACAGAATTTAAACTATCGTCAAGCTCGATATGCTGGCGATTATACTGATTCATCTTATGAGCTCTTAGCCGGAAATTCTCCATTCAGAATCGGATTGACTGTAGGGAACGTTTGATATGGCTCTTTCATTTGTCACTAGTGCAGATCATGAAATCGAAATCGTCGTCACTTGCGATCCGAGTATTCAATGTGATGAAGATCAAAAGTCAGCTTATTATAAAAGCGGAGACTTGAATGATCTTGGAGACGTAAAAGACGCGACTCGATTTATCATTCGAGCTCTTTCTCCGAGCGATCGCGAACAAGCTGAAGTTTCAGCCGGTGCTTATACTCGAAGTGAACTCGGTCGTTTGCTTTGGTTAGAATCGCCGAATGAGACAAAAGAAAGAGCTCGCTGGCACCATGAACTAGAAGACGATGAAAAAGAAGCTCTTGCTCAATATACAGCGTATCTCAATCGAGTTTATATTGAAATGATTCGAGCTAGTTTAGTTTCAATCGACGGTGAGCCGGCGACTTATGAAACGATTGATAACATAAGACCGGAATCGATTCGAACTCAAACGATCAGCGAACTAGTTCTTCATATTCAAAGGATAAGTCTTCTCGGTGATTCGGGAAAATAGCGGCCGCCGGAGTCGTCTGGATAAGTCGCTCCGGCTCCCGTTCTTGGAACTGTAATCAATGCAAAGAGAATCCTAGTCTTCGAAGAAAAAGAGGGAATTGCGGAGGAGCTTTCCGCGACAATCTTCCGCAATCTCAAGAAGACGAAGAGGGAAGATTCGTTCCCGGTTATCGAGTCGCTCCCGATTGCGGAGCCGGATTCAGTGATTTAAAAATCCGCTCTTGCCCAGTCGCTGACATGAATAGACTCTCTCCGATTGTTAGCGCTTATAATTTGCATAAATCGGGACTAGTTGATTTAAAAACAATATACAAGAATCCGAGTATCGCTCTTATTGATTGTTTAAATGTGATACAATCAAATCAAGATGAAGCTCAGTCTCGCGATCTGGAGAAGTTGAAAAATGGCAACTAATAGACAAATAGAAATCGATGTCGTCTTAAATTCTTCGCAAGCTGAAAAAGGTCTCGACAAGATTGAGACTTCTTCAAAAGAAGTCGGAGAGTCTTTTTCGAACGCTGGAAAAGTTATCAAGTCTTTCGGCGGCGAAAGCTCAAGAGCACTCGGAGGAGTCGGAGAAGCGTTCGGAGGAGTTGTCGATTCAGTCCAAGGCTTGAACTCTTCACTCAAAGCCGGCGGCTCATCTTTTACAGCTCTTTTGGGTCCGGTCGGAATCGCCGTCGTCGCCGTCTCTGAACTTATGACAGCGTTTCGAGAATACCGAAACGAAGTTGACGGAACGAATATCAGAATTGAAGCATACAAAGCCGCCGCGAGTGAACTGACATCGATCATCGAAGAGCTATCGGACGCTCAAGTCGTTTTGAATGAAGAGACGATTCGAGCTTTCAGAATACAATCTCAAAGAGCACAAAGAGCAATCGAGGAAAGTCAAGCGATTCGAGAAAAGTCAGTCAATACAGAGATATTGATAGACGGCCTTCGAAAAGAAATTGAAGTTCTTGAGACTAGAGACAAGGCGTATAAGAGCGGTCAAAAATCAGCTATAGAATACGCTCATTTTAGCGCAGCGATCGAAATAGAGCTTGAAAATAGAAGAAAACGTCTCTTAAAACTTGAAGCTCGACTCGCTGAAGAGCAATCGAAAGCCGATAAAAAAGCGATCGAAGGAGCGAAGGAGCGAAAGAAGCTAACAGAAGACCGAGAAGCCGCTCTTAAGAAATCGCCAGAATTCTTGAAAAAACTTGCTCAGACTGAAGCTAAACTTCTGAATGACGCAAGAATTAACGAACTTCAAAAAACAAAAGATGACATTCAGACTCAAATCGAAATCGCTCGAATCGGTTCTCTTCAAAAGCAAGAAGAGCTAAGAGCAATCGAGGACATTTCAGAACAAACAAGATCGAAAGCGATCGCCGCCGAACGAAGTCGCCTTGAAGCTGAAATCTCAGCTATTGAGAAGGCCGGGAGGGAGAAGCGTCTTTCAGATCAGAAAAGAGCTTTAGCAGAAAGACAGCGACAAGAACAGCAAGAGCGAAGCCGGCAACTTTTAGAAGAACGAAGACGGCTCCAGATTCAACAACAACTTGATTCTGAGCTTCGATCAATTCGAGCTTTAGAAATTCAATCCATGGAAATCCATGGAGCGGATAAACTCGCAATCATCGAAGCAAATTATCAAGAAGAACTAAAGCTCGCGAAAGATAATGAGAACTTAATCGAGATCGCTCGTCTTCGTCGCCGAAACGCTGAAGATCGCTTTTTACAAGAAGAGTTTGCGGCTCAACAAGAGGCTGAAGCTCAATCAAGAATATTCGCAATAGAGAACGCTGAATTCGATTTGAGCTTTCAACGCGACTCTTATGATAAAGAGCTCAAGCTCTTAGAGTTACGCTATAAGAAAGAACGCGAACTCGCCGGCGATAATCAAGAAATGATAACAGAGTTAACGCGACGTGAAACGCTAGAAAGAACTCAGCTTCAAGCGAAAGCGACTCAAATTCAAATCGAACAATTAAAGAAAATCGGAGAACAGTTTCTCGAAGCCGGAGCGTCCGCCGCTTATGCTTCTTTAGTCGCCGGAGAATCATTCAAAGACTCCGTCGCTCAGTCAATTTATGCAATCGGTCAGCAAGCCGCCGTCCAGAGTGCTTTATTATTTGCGGAAAGCGTAGGACGGCTTGCTTTCGGCGATGTTGCCGGAGCGGCCTTGAAAGCGAAAGCCGGAGCAATGCACGCCGGAGTCGCCGCGATCGCCGGAGTCGCCGCGAATAAATTGGGAGTTGGAGGAAGTGGAGGAGGAGGAGGAGAAGAACCGACAAGCCCGTCCGGGATTGCTCAGACTTCAGCTCCTCAAAGAGAAGAAGCAAGTCAAGAAGCAATCGTTTATAATATCAATTTCTCCGGCGCTGTTATATATGACACTAAGACGGCCGCCGAGCAAGCTCTCGCCGATCGTGTGACACAACTTCAGAACCGTCGAAGACGCGGCGGAGTCATGAGAAGGAGTTCATAAAATGCCATTGAATCAAGTCGCTCCCGATTTCGCTTTGTTAAGTTCTCTTGATATGAGAACTTATGACAGCGTTGAAATATTTGAACGAAACGGATCGCCGGTCAATATGCCGAGCTTTTCAGCCGGCTCCGGAATTTATGAAGATCTGTTATTCTTTTTGAACGGCCGCTATTCATCATCGACAGTTTACGCGACGGCTCAATTCTCAGTCGCGACGTTCGGCTCGAACTGGGGATTTGCAATAAACAGCGACGATAAAGTCGTCATCGCTTCGACTAGTAACTTTGAGATCGCCGCCGTCGGTTCAAGTGATCCCTTCGGATTCGGTTACAATACGATCTCAGCAACTTTGAGCGGATCGTTTTATTCTGTAACAGCTCCGAACAACTGGACTCGCGGACTAATAGATTTGAGCGATTGCTCATACAAAATCAGCGATCCCGGCGGCTCTGGTAACTTTTACTTTCCAGACGTCAAGCCGGACGTTCAAGACGTTTCAGTCTTTGCGAGATCTTCCTCCGGGAGCGATGTCGATTACTTCGGTCTAACTACTCTTGAAACGCTAGACAATAACGTCGCAAGCTCGACGGATATTACTTGGACGATTAACAACTCCGGTCTTGTTCAATGTCATTATAGAACAAGTCTCGGTGATATTGTTTGGAGCTCAAACGAGATTCGAAACTTGCTCGGATTCACCGGAAACGAAGATCCGGTCATCGACGGAACGATTTCAAGATTGACAGCTTCGAAGGTTTCGCCGGCTTGTTTGTTTCCGACTCGACCGATTCAAAGTCAACACTTAAGCGTTGAGAACGTGAGTCAATATCGCCGGCTCATCGGCGGCGGCTATGCTTCAAACTTCATCGGCTCTTATGTCACTACTTTGTTAAATTTCGACTTGGACGCTCAACTTGATTCAAAAGATGATTATCGACACTTCTCAAACTTGTTCGCTCCGCGTATCTCCGGCGGCGAAAGAATCAATCTATACCAAAGCTGGGGAGATAGTCGAAGAGCACTCAGAGAAGACCAAGTGAACGCAAATCAACCGGCTTATACTGCACTTTATACGAGCGAAGAGAACGGAGAAAGAGGAAGATTGAGAGGATCTTGTTTGACTCCGAGCTTTGACTTGGCTTATCCCGGAAGACTTCATCGACGAGTACCAGTCAGAATGGAGATTGAACATTTATGAGCAACTCTTTCTCCACAAGTCCGACTCTTGTCGATCCGAGCCGAACGACTGCAACTCAAACAATTCGATCAACCGAAATCTCTCGACTCGCTGATCTTCAGAATTATATTTTCGCGACAAGCGGAACTCATAACGTATTAAGTCAAACTTATGATGATTCATGCTTCATTCAAGACGCGACGTCATTTACAACGATGTCACGTTGGATCATTCCAAGAATCTCGCGTTCTCATAATGAACTTAAGGTTCGCTTAAGTGCTTTTTGTTCAACGGCCGGAGCTCAAATTAGATTGACTTTATCTTTTCTGATTTCAGCTAACACTTATACAGCTACAATAACAGTAAGTGACACCGGCCGCTATTCCTCCGGATTCGATGTCGCAACGATCACGACGCTATCAAGTGAAACTGAAGAGTTCGCGATCTTAACTCTTGAAGCGAAAGCTCCGGCAAGTGATGAAGTCGAAATTCTTGGAATACAAGCGAACTGGAGTCCGATCTCTTCGCCATTGTCCGCCGGTCTTCATTATCAAGGAACGAGCGAGTTCGTTCCGGTCGGAGCGAATCGGCAAGGAGACGATCTTCCTTTGACTTCTCGATTCGGAGTTGACGCTCTCAACAATATTGAAACTCTGAGAAAAAGAGGAAGGACGCTTGTTTGCTGGTCGGGAGTTGAGAACGCAAGTTCTTCTCAGTCGCTACAATTCGCCGCGAATCCGCCGATCGGACTCGGAGTCGGAGACGCCGGAGTTCTCGGATCAATATCCGCTCTTCCGATCGGAATGAATGAGATCGACGGTCTTTCAATCAATCTCTTTGCGTATGTCGTCGGGCTCGGAGTCGGTCAATCGATAACAGTTGAGATATTCAATCATCGAATGACGTTCTCGTTTAACGGCTGGAATAGTTACTCTTTAGAGATATTTGGAAGCGACTTGAATCTAAGCGACGAGTTCGGCTTGTCAGTCTATCGAGTTGAAATAAATAATAATGATACAAATCTTCAATCTCTTCTCAGTTTTAACAATCCGGTTTCGTCAAGTCCCTATATTTCATCTTTGTCTATCATAGGAGTTTAAGTCACATGTTAATTCCGACCGGATTCGCCAAACTTCCGAATGATGAAAGTTGCTATAACGGTGTCGTTTTAATGGGAGGAGTCGTCGGACAAATAGCTTCCGGACTTGCTCAACTATCGAACGTCAAATCGCTCGGAGAAGCTCATTTTCAAGTCAATCACTCTCTCTGGGGTCAGACCGGATTCGGATCTTCCACCGGTGGAAACGGCGGACTGATTGTTCTTTCAAGCTACAAGAGCGACCGAGAATACAACTTCTTATATCAATCGACTCCGCTTTCGACGCGGCTCGCGATTGTTTTCAAGTATGCCGCTTTTGAGAACGCGAGTATCGTTCCTTATGTAAAAATTAAGTTAAGATCGACTTCCGGGAATAGTTACTCTGGGACTGTTCTCGACGAAGGAATCGAGTTCGAATCGGGAGTTCATATCGAAGACAGTTATCGTCAATATGTCGCGGCGAGAGAAGCGTTCACCGGTTGCGAGCTGATCGACGCTCCGACGAATCTCGTCTATGATCCTCCGCGTCCGCTGTTTGTTCCTTCGGCGAACCGAGGAGAACTTTTGAATGTTCAGATATTGCTTGCTTCAGTTGCGCTCTCTTCTGTTCACATTTATGATATATATGAAGCTGAAGTGACACCATGAAAGGTGGAAGTTGTTCTACCTTTTCTAAATAGGAACTGAGTTCCGGTTTAAAA